GAATAAGAATGTTTCAAAAGCTGCTTTTAATTGTTCTACTGTATTTGACATTTTTGGTTCCTTTATATTAATAATCATTGACAAGTACCGCCAACTCAAGTATTATATATTATAGTATTTTAAATAGCAACCGCAAAAGCGGTTAAATAACAGCAAATTTATGCCAATTGATTTCCAAAACATACCGTTTGAACAGATAACTCGTTTCGGACAACGAACAATGTTAGAACGCCCCCTGTTCTCTGTTAGTTGGATCCTGGGGAGATTCTGTAACTATAATTGTAGTTACTGTTGGCCATATGCGAGATCAGACAAATTAGATTATCAAGATTTTAAAACATATACCAACGCTATCGATAATATCAAAACTCAAGCGAGACAAAATGGATTTACAGAATTCCATTGGAGTTTCAGTGGAGGGGAACCTACCGCGTATCGAGAACTAATTAATCTCTTTGAACACTTACAAGATAATTGTTATCAAAGCATACACATGACTACCAATTTAAGTCCTGGAAGTAAATGGTGGGGTGCCTGGTGTTATGCAACAAGAGATTTTTCACGACGAAGCATTACAGCAAGTTATCACTCAGAGCATGCCAAGGAACAAGAATTTGGTGATAAGTGTTTACAATTAATGCGTGACGGTGTTTATGTTACAATTAATCAGGTAATGGTGCCAGAACTGTTTGATGAACTGTACAATCGTTGCAGTAGATTCCATGAACGTGGCATTAATGTTACACTCAAACCTCAGAGTGATCCTACAGCTAGTCGTGTAGTAGATGGATATACAGAAGATATGGTACATAAAATGCAAACAGGATTCCCTCAACAAGCACTAGGGGAAGAAGTTTATCAAATCGCACTGTATGATCAAGAAGGTCAAGAATATCTTTTCGATCAGGCAGAAAGATTTAATGCGTTTGGATTTAATAAATTTCAAGGTTGGACTTGCAATTCGGGATATCAAAGTGTCATAATAAGAAGTAATGAAGTAAAGAGATCGTACAGTTGTCACGATCAGCCCTTAGGAACATTAACAGAAGGATTCAAACTGTTCACTATACCGCAGGTATGTATAACGCCAAGCTGTGTTAGTAGTGCTGACAGTAAAATACCAAAATGCAAATAGACTTAGATCACTACTATAAATTAATTTCTCAAAATAGCGAATTAAAAAAACATTTAGTCACTAGATGTCAAGGGCCTTGGGTCTATCACGGAGACACTAAAAAGTTAGATCTCCAAAGTGGAAACTCGGCATTTATCTACGGGTTCACCGATACAGACCTCATGGATGCAAGAAATTCTTGTAATAGTTATTTTGTTAATAATTCTGATACAGAAACACATAATCAAATTACCAAATTAATTAATAGTTTAGAAAAACATACAGGAATGACAGCATTTACTTGGGCAGTTAGTGGTAGTGATGCTGTTGAAGCTGCTATTGCTGTTAATGATCATTATTGGCGTACCCAAGGTAAAAATAAACCAATTATACTGACTTTAGATAAATGCTATCATGGAACAACCTATCTATTAAAGAGTCTTAGAGGAACTGCACCCCAATTCAGGCATGTGACAGCACATGCACCATTATGGATTAAGATTGAAGATCGAGAAGAGCAAGAAAGAATTTGTATTGAAGATATACATCAACAAATTATTACCAACCCTAATATAGGTGCTGTTCTATTAGAAGCTATACCGTGGATAGCAGGAGTATTACCATTTAGTAATAATTTCTGGTCTAATATTCGTGCGTTATGTACTCAACATAACATCAATTTAATCATAGATGACGTGGCTGGATGTTTTGGTAAATTAGGCCATATAGTTAGCCACAGAAGTTTTCAAATCGAGCCGGACATTGTTGCTATAGGGAAATCTTTAACAGGAGGATATGTTCCTTTTGGCGCTGCATTGGTATGTGATCGTATTAATCAAGCAGTGAAGGATGCTAAATGGGATCACACTCACACATGGTGTCCGGTTATGGATGGAATATATCTAGCCAACGTTATGATCAACAAGCTCGAACAAGATCTTCCTAAAGTACCTCAGATTGAACAACGATTTACAGATATAATGAAAAAGCATCGAATACATTCAAAAGGTCAAGGATTATTCCAAGAAGTTTTCAGCCCTACTAAAGAAGAAGATCTGTATGAACATGGTCTACTAATATCTATTAGATCTGAGAATTCGGTTAAGATTATACTACCTATAATTGCCGACGATGAATATTTTGAATTTTTAGATACAGCAATATCAAAATTAATTAATCTATAAAATGCAACTAGACCTAAATCATTTTCACCATTGGATGCGTGCGGTTCGACAAAGTTCTGATCCTATGCGTACCATGGACGCATTTTGGGCGGGTCAAATGAAGAGCAAATCTTGGCTGGTGAACGAACTTAAACGCCAGCGTGGCAATGTCAAATCATGGCCTACTATAGATATTCATGGCGGTTGGGTTGGAACCTTGGCAAGTATGCTATTTCAGAGCGGTATGTATATTGATCATATTAATAGTATCGATATTGATCCGGAATGTGAAGCTGTTGCTAACACAATGAATCAAATAGAATACGAAGGTAACAAGTTTAAGGCCATTACAGCTGATATGTGCAGTTTCAAAAGTAATGCTGATATTATCATTAACACCAGTTGTGAACATATCACACAAGAACAATACAATACTTGGTTGGCATTACAACCTAACTCGCTGTTTGTTCTGCAAAGCAACAACTACGACATACCCGAACATGTTAGAACTGCTAAAGATCTAGAAGAGTTTAAACAACAAAGCGGCCTTGATGTCATTTGGTCAGGACATCTTGAAACACAGTTGTATACACGTTGGATGATCATAGGAAAGAAAAATGTTTAAGATGGTTCCGTGGTCTTTAGATTTAGATCTAACAGAATTTTATATCAAGGCTGAGGCTAAAGGTTTTAAGAACAATAGCACACAAAAAATGTTGGTTGATTGTTTTGACAATGAAAGACATAAACAAACCTGGATCTTATATTATGACAACAAAGCTATAGGTAGTGTTGCGGCACACAGTTTAGATTTACCACAATTAGGTGAAGATGCTTATCGTATCTGCGCTCGAACTTGTATATTAACAGATGAATTACCTCTTACAAGTTTACGAACTATTTCTGGAATTATCAATCATCAAAATTATACAGCTCAATATTTAATACCAGCCTGCATTAGTTGGGCACCACCGTGGGGCGATTTATATATCACCAGCACAGAAAATGCTGTAGGATCACAACGATTGGTTAACAGAATATTTTGTCCTGCACTTGAGGCAACAGGTGTATTAGAATTTGCAGGAAAACATCTCTATAGAAATACTGAACAATCTTTCTGGAAGGTTAACGTTAATAAATTTAACGAGGAATTAGATACACACGGTCGCTGGACTGATATAGTCTTTGAGTAATTCTTTCAATCTCCCATAGCCCATTCTTCTATTTTCACCAATAACCCTAACAACGATACTTACACAAAATCTTCTATGATCAGAAAGATTGATAACATCGTGTATTTCGCTAGCATTAATTATTGTAGGTTTGCTGATTTGATGCTGATGATCTAGAGTACAATCTTGTCGATCACAGGCCCAATAGTCTGTGCCGATAGGACTTTTCATTAATTGTAGTTCTTTGTTTTCTTTAAGTTTAAACCAGCGCATCCATGTTTCGCCTTGATCATATACCCAATTCATTTTACATGCATCGGGAGGATCTATCTCGTCAAGATGCATGAAAATATTTCCATTTGGAGGACAATAAAATAATTCCGAATGTTCTATTTCAAGATTGTTGTCATTTAACCAGTTGTAAAATTCCGGACTAATAGCATCTTTGGGGATAACAAACTGAGCAGGAGCTTCGTCGGTAACAGGCAGCTTAGAAAAATAATCAGGATCATTCAATATATAATCAATCCCAATATTTAAATCCACACAATATTCCATTATTCGAGATCCTTGCGTAAAAAACTTATGATCAGAACACCTCTTACAGAATTAGTATTATTGTAAGCCCAATGATCGGTGCTCTCATCAAATATATTTAAGTCTCCATTTTTTAATCTACGATCTACACCCCCAACAACTAACCCTGTTCCGGGAAGGGTATCTAATGTTAAATGATATTTTATCACGGTGGTTGAATGATCATCAACTGCGCTTTCATCGTGATCTTGATGTTCGTCTATTTTGCTATGTGGACGTAGGATGGAAAACGTAGCTAACAGTGGACGCACATTTAGATCCATTAATAGATCAATAGTTTGAGAACTTCGATCTTTCCATGGTTTGTATAGATACATCAGGGGATATACCTGCCAAAAATAATCTGTATTTTTTGGACATTTTAAAAGACCGTCGATTCCGTCATCGCTGTAAGGATAATCATAATATTGATCTAAAGGAATATTTTGATATTCTTTTTGGATCGTTTCAAAATTATCTAATAATCGTTGATGATTTAATTTAGGAAAGGCGGTTGTAAACATTATAGAATAGTTTCGCAGTTGCTGAGATCTAAAGTTAGTACATCGTGTACCCAAATGTTTCCGTAAATGTGTATTCGATCTGTGTTGCTTCTGTTGTCAGTTGAATGTAGATGTGTGGTATTAACAATATAACACCAACCATCGGCAGGAATATGTAATTCTTTTCCAGCAATGGTAAATTTAGCATCTGGATCGGTTTCTATAGCTATATGAAATCTAAATTTATCGTGCCCATCTTGATGCGCAGGCAATGCCGTGCCTGGAGTATGGATTGCTATTTGTATATCATGTGGAGGTATAGGCATATTTTCAAATATTTCTAATCCGTATCCAAAGCAACACTCTCTGGCTCCTAGCCCTTGAGAATGATCCACTCTATTCTGAGGCATATCAGCATTGTATTCGTCTTTGGCAATGATCCGTAGCCAAGGAACTGGTCCTTTGGTATCGTCACCCCAGGTAAGCATTAACCATCCAGTGTCTGGCATTGCACCAGGTTTTTCTAATTTTTCATTAGGATCATTTTTCCACATGTACTTGTGTGTGCCGTATCTCCAGACCCAATCACTGTATCGTTCCATAGTTTCTTTATGCCAATCTCGCAGTCTTTCAAGGTCAATTTTAAACCACCGTTTAATGACCCACCCTGTGTCTACAACAGGATAATCAAACACACAGTCATCTAATGTTTCAGACAATGGATTACTTTGATTATCTGTGATAACCTTAATATCTGCATTGGATAATTTCTTTAAGATAGTTTCAAAGTCCCATGGTTCTATAAACTGCT